GTGGCGCCCCCGTCGTGGGGGCGCCGTGTCTATCATTCAGTCAATCGTTTGGTCAGGTGGCGACTAGAACCACTGGGAGCCGTCAAGCATCGTGGTCGCGCAGTGCGTGGTGGGCTTCTCCTTGGCGCCGGCCTGGATCGCAAAGACGCAGTCGATGACAGCGTCTGCCGTGCCGCGATCGATGGAGAGGCGGGCATACCGATGTTTGAAGTCGACCGCCGAGATGATGACGCCCTTGTTGCCGTCGTCGTCTGCGTCGAGAGACTTGGTGACGTCGCTGGCGTCTACATCGGTATAGTCCGACCAGTTCGAATCATCGTCTGAATACTGGATTTTGCAGGACGTAACGGCGGTGGCCGCCAGGGCTCCGAACGATGCCAGGAATGAAACGGACGTAAACCCGACCATATCAACCGAGCTGGATTGCTGGTCGGTAGTGCCGGCCGCCACGGCGTTCATAACCTTGGTGACCTTCACGTCGGTGTGAAGGTTCTGATGAGGTGACATTTGCCTATTCTCCTTGAGTGTTCAGGTTGCTACTTGCTGAGTGGTTGCTGACGGTCTATCGACTAGGTGCCCATCTTGCCGCGAACGAAGCCATTCTCAACGACAGGCTTGCCGTCGATAAAGCGCTTGCCAAGGTAGGCCACTTCGTCGCTCTCGGCGTACTTCTCTTGAAGTAGCTTGATCTTCACAGACTTCACTTCGACGATGTAATACTTGCTGAAGTCGCCCAGGATGTAGACGTACTGACTGGCCGCGATGGTGGACGGTGCGAACTCCGAGACGTTGATCGGTCGGTCGAGAAGCAGTTCACCGTCGCCAGGGCGGAGGCCAGGTTGAAGCAAGTAGTTGTTGACTCCGTCTTTGAGAATTGAGATTTCGAACATGACATCTCGATGGAAAAGCCACTCGGCCTTGCGGAGGTATTGAGCCTTCAGTGAGTACTTGGCCTTCTTGAGGTTGTCCGGGTGAATCTGGGTGGCGGTGTTGTAGGTCGCGATGTCGCGCGTGGTGCTGATGCCCTCGGAGCTGGCAACGAAGACGCCGAGAGGCTCACCGGCGCCGGTGCCCAAAAGGGAGGCGTACTCCTCGGCCTGGCCGAAGGAATAGGCCATCTCGCTTCTGACTTCCTTGTCGGCGTTTATTCCGCCCTGGGCGTTCAGAAGGTCCTCGCCCACCAGAATCTCGGCCTTAAGTCGTTCGGGAACGAGCTCAGCGCGGCCGTAGGCCAAGGTCGTGTCCTTGGTGGGCGCATCGCGTTCCCTTCGCCACTGCGCCCGGGCCATCCGGTTGGTCCGTCGTGGGAAGGTGTATTTCGTATTCATGTCGCCGGTGATGACTCGAGCCTTGGATCTGATGAACACCTCGTTGTTGACGTCCGAGATTAACTCGGCGACGAACTTTTCGGGCGCCGTGAGATACCCACCAGATACGTCTTTGTCGAGCTGGAGCGCGCGGCGCTCTGGCTCCGAGACGTTCTCCATGAGCAGGCCACGATACTCTGACGCGCGATCTCCGTTGGGAGTGGCGCACCACTTGGTGAAAGCTTCATCGACGGACCTTTTGATGGTCTTGGCGGCGTCGTCTCGGCACTTCAGGCGAGGCCTGGCCGGCTCGGTCGTTGGCTCTAAAATCTCCTTTTCGAGGTCCCTGAGTTTGACCTCCTGGGCGACCTTGTCGCGGAACTTGTAGGCCTCCGTCAAGTGAGACTTGACCTGTTTGTCCTCGTCGTCCGTCAGGTCTCGGCTTTCCTTTTCGGCTCGCTCGGTGATCGAGCGGGCCGCCATGATGGCCTTTACCTTCTGGTCGGTCCATTTTTGTAGGGAGTGTTGGGCTTCTGGCATTTACAGATCCTCCTCAAGTGCCAGGAGCGCGGTTTGGCGCGCCCTCAGTCGTGTTTTGGTGACGTCGCGACGCGCTTCTGCCTGGTCGCGTTGCCTGGATTGTCGGAGCTCAGCCATAAACATGGTGAGCTCTTGGAGGCCAGCACGCAGGCCGGCCGATGTTTGTTCGTACTGTGCGTATGTGACCGGAGACACATCAAAGAGTTTGGCCTCCTTGATGGTTCTCAGGTCGTAGTCCTCGGTAAACTTGTATTCAACGACGGTCGGAAGGAATGCGAACGAGCTCTGGTCTAGGTCGCCCCTGTCCATCACCTCGAGCAGATCGAAAGCATAGGACGTGCTTGGCGGCGTGACGTCGTAGAACAGGCCGCGCTCGTCCTCAGAGAGCTCGAGGGTCCTGGACTTGTTGCGGCCGAGCAGCTTCGAGGCCTCGTGGTTCCAGAGCGCCCGGACATCGTCCTCGATGATGGCGCGCTTGAAAGCGCCTGGTGCGATCTGCTCACGCCATCCCCAAGGAAGCTCGGTTCGAACGTTGAAGAGGGCCGCATAGCCGACGATGTGCCGAATTTTCTGGCCGTCTCGCTCCTCGGCGCGGACCTCCGCCACGTCCGCGGGCATGAATCGAACCTCAGGCTCTCCGAACCGCGAGGCCTGGTAGGTCTCGATGCGATGGACAAGGTCAGCCTTGCGCTTCTCTGAATAGTTTACGAACGTTGCTTTCATTTTCTGAGGTCTCCTCGTCGGCGTCGAGTGGTTCCATGTTTAAGGGCCGGAAGTACTGGTCACCGCCGTCATAGGCGGGCTTGTTCTCCATCTTGCGGATTTCGTTAGGATTCAGAATCGCGTTCTGTACGGCGAAGGTGTAGGCCTTGAATCGATCGAGCAGTGAGGCCTTCATTAGGGCGTCGAGGTTGTATTCAACGTAGAATCCGGCGCGGCGCTCCTCCCGGGTGAGGCATTTCATCTTCAGCTCGGATTCCCACCGGGCGGTGTAGGGCATGAGCGTGAACATTGCGAAGAGGGTAGTCATCTCTTCAGCGTTGTGATGGGTGGCCCTTTCCAGCTCGCCCACCATGTGAGGCGGTACACGCCAGGTCCTGGATGCGATGTCGATGGTCTGGTTGCGCCTGGCCTCGAGCGCCTGGGCCTTCTCAGGATCGATCGAATATTGCTTTAGCTTGGCGCCGCCCTCGAGAACGGCGATGTCATGCTGGTTCTCCAGGCCGCCGTAGACCTCTTTCCATCGCCTCCGGAAGGCCTTGGCCTTCGTGTCGTCATCGAAAGTGCCATCCATCTCGATGACGGCCGCCGGAACACCGTAGTTCTTGAAAAGCGTGGCGACGAATCGCTCCAGGGCGAAGGACAGGCCGATGGACTCCGCGGCGAGCTCCGATCGAGCCATCCCCATGACTCCATCCCAGGCAAGGCACCGGACGTGGAGAATCTCGCTGGCGTCGTAGAGCTTGCGGCCCTTGTCCGTTGTGATTGGGTACATGAGGCGGCGGCCGCTAACCTCCGGGTCTTCGACGTCCTCCGGAAGTTGTGGCCACGCCTCGACCAGCTCCTTCTTCTGGTTGAAGACCAGATGGGAGTGGCAGTTGTTGGTCAGTGCAAGGTGAATCTGTTCAGTCTCTCGCCAGGTAAATGAGCTCATCCAGTCGTTGGCCTGGTCGTTCAAGACAACCTCTAAAGGATGGCCGCGCTCGTGGACGATATTGTCTTCATTCCGTCGGCGATAGACGTGAACCGGCAGCATGGCCAGGATGTCAGCGAGAAGGGAAACGGAAGCCAGGACCGGCGTCGACTTTAGGGCCTCCTTGGCTGTGACCTGGACGCCTGAGTAGGTCGGCGCGACGCCAAACGCTGACTTCAGCCAGCCGTTGTCTGAGTCGTTGCTCAGCCTGGCCCTCGAAAGCCACCAAGCGGCCGCTCTGTCGATGAGTTCTCTGATCATACTGCCAGGAGCTCTCTTTCGTTGTAGGGGTTCTTGGGCGTGTTGCCTTTCTCTTCCTGAAGCGCGGCGCGGCCGACGCCCATGACCATTGCCACAACCCCGTCAATGCGTGCGCCTTTCTTGACCTTCTTCTTGCATGGGCGGATATTTCCGAGGCTGTCTTCCTGGATGACCATTGAACTGAACTGGTGGCGCATGACCTTGTTGCCGCCGTGAACCAGGTCACGGCCGAGGATGAGTCTCTCGGTCTCTTTCATTGGGGCGTTCATCGAAACAAAGCCCTGACGGTGCGAGACCATCGTGATTTCTTCGTCCTGCAGCTCTGTGACCAGCTTGGTGGCGCCGTAGGGGTCGAAGGCGATCTCTTTAATTTGGTACTTCTCGGCGTCTTTGAGAATCTGGCCTTTTACTGCGTTCAAGTCGATGACATCGCCATCGGTCGCGAAGATCAGACCCTCCTCGAGCCACTGGTCATACCTCTGGGCGTCGCGCTCGGAGCGCGCGATGATGTTGTCCTTGGGAATCCAGAAGCGGGGCAAGACGTGGTAGCGCCCGTCTGGCATCTTGAAGACCAAGACGAAGGCCGTCAGGTCAGTGTTGGTTGAGAGGTCGAGGCCACCCCAGCACTCGAGGCCCACCAGGTCGTCCTCGATGACATAGCCTGCGGTGGCGTCCCACTTCTCCATGGTCAGCCACTCAGAGGCGCCGGTCTCTACTTCCTGGTTTAGGTAGAAGAGTCTGAAGGTGACCTCTTTGCGCTTGGATTCAACGGCCTTGCGGAAGTAGGAACGCATCTCCTCGAGCGAGCGGAAAACACCGAGGCCCGGATTCGCTTTGTGCCATATCTTCTCATCTTTCCAGTCGTCGTTTTTGTCGGCCTGGGCGATGAAGGCGAAAAACTCGGGGTCCTCAACGACTCGGTTTCGGATTTTTTTCGCATAATCGAGCTCCTCTTTACAGAGTCCGGCGTGGTCGTGGCCCCATGTTGTGATTACGAGGAATAGAGGTTGTCGGCGGGCCATCGACCCCATGGACGTCTCGAGGGCTTCGAAAAGTGCGGTTGACCGTTGGGTGTGTAGCTCGTCGAAAATGACGCCGGAGAGGTTGCCGCCGTGGGCCGCCCCACCATCGGCGGCGATGACTTTGTAGACTGTATTGGTCCGCGGGTAGATGAGAGTCTTGGTCGCCTCATAGATCTGAACCCGACGGTTCAGGGTCGGCGACAGTTGGACCATGCGCTTGGCGACGTTGAACACCGCGAGCGCTTGCTCTTTCGTCTTGGCCGCCGAGACGATTTCGCCCGACTGTTCTCCGTCGGCGCAAAGGAGCTTTAAGGCAATGGCAGCTCCGAGTTCTGACTTTCCGTTTTTTCTTGGAAGGAAGACGAAGGCGCGGCGGTACTGACGGGCGCCATCTTCGCGGACGGTTCCGAATAGCGGTGCAATGATGCCGTCGCGCTGCCAGGGCTCGAGCTGGAATGGACTTCCGGCGTAGATTCCCTTGGTGTGCCTGCAATTGCGCTCGATGAACTGGATAGCTCTTTGTGCGCTGGTTTTGCAGAATGGCATAAGGAGGACCGCTAGGGCGAGCGCCCTAATCCATCGTCCAGTCATCGTCCTCCTTTTTCGCGGCGGGGTCTCCGAGTCCGACACGTGCCGACGGACTGAGACCAAAGTGGGAGACGATGCGTATCCATTCTGCGCGAGCGTCGCGCATCATCTTCAACTCTGGATATTCCCGGTGAACTCCGCCGGGCGTGGTGTAGGTGTTGCTGCCTCGTTTTGTGAGAGCGGTTTGTGCTTCCTGGTATGTCTGTAGGCAATCTGCGCCCTGGGCGAGCAATTCCCAATCGACTAGGGTGATGAGGCCGAGGCGGTGGAGCTCCGGGACGACTCGTTTCCACCAGGCCCGAGCTTTGGCTCGAAGGTGAGGCGGACATGGGGGGGGTTTTGGTCGAGGTTTTGGTTCTGGAACGATGGGCCGCTTGCCCGGGTTTCCCTCGAGCACTTTGAGGTGAGTCGGTTTGGGTTTTGGTCCTCGTTTGCCCATAATATTAGGTGGAAAACCTGCGAATTTCTTTGTCATATGGGGCGCCTCTGGTCAGGAAATCTGGGTTAGAAAACTTCCGACCCGCCCCCCCCCTGGGTCCTTGCCTCGGTCGCTTCCTTCAGTGATTTCATTCGATGACATCGCCTGCAGATTCCGCGAAGGTTGGATCTGGTCGCGGTTCCTCCGAGATACTTGGGAACCACATGGTCGACCTCCGTTGACAAGCGGACGTTGCACACGCGGCACACCGGCTCCTCCCGGAGAATGCGCTTGCGTGCTTGCTGCCATTTGTGTCCGTAACCTCTTTCGGTCGTTGTCCCACGTGGCGCATCCCAAGCCTGCGCCGGCGGCTCCATCCGGTCGGACTCCTGGACGTCGTGACGTTCACAATATGTCGCCCTTGTCAGACCAGGGCAACCAGGAACCCGGCAGGGTTTGTGGGCGCGTCGTGGCATAGTGTTCGCATATGATGCCATTGCTAGAGTTGCCCTGAGAAGTGACTTAGGCTACAATGGTAAGGCGCTGCCCAACATAGCCACTCCTTGCCAAACAATGCGCAATTAGGTAACGAGAGGTTGTGTTATAGACAATGGGGCAGGATCTGATATCGCTCAAAGAAGCGACGGAACGTATCCAGCGCCGCGCC